TCTAAGTTCTGTGTTCTTGTTAAAGTATTTTTTAACAAGTTTCATCGAATCTGATGTATTTTTTGTTTCATCTAAAACATCTGAGGTAATTTGTCTCACTAATGATTCGAAAACGAGCCCTGTATTCTTGATCTTATTATGTTTGATTTTATTATTCATCAGATTTTCTCTTATATATATTTAATTTTATAATAATAAATATATGGATTGTTCAATTTTTTATTATTCTTCATCTAATAGTTGCTTCATAGAACTTGAAGTTAATAAATTCATATTTTCACCCAATATGTTTATTTTCTTTTCTGGAATTTCATATTTCTTTGACAATTTTTTAATTGCTAATTTAGCTTCCATGCCTATTTTTTTGAGCTTGGTAGCTTTATTCGCTTTATTTATATCGTCTTTTCCAAGAGGATTTCTACCTAAAACATGTTTATCAGTTTCATATGTTGAACCAATATCTTTTGGTTGACCCGGACTCTGACCAAATCCTTGCTGATTTGATCTGGCGCCGCTACCTTGAACTGCAATATCATCTGGATTATTTACTCCACTTACTGTTCCACCATCATCAACGTTTTGACCAGAAACTTCAGGATCATTACCTTGCAATATTATTTGTTGTAAACGATATTCAAATTTAGCGTCATCAATTATTTGTTTTTTAATCTTAGCAACTTCATCTTTTCCTAATTGATATATATTCTTATATATCCATTCCATAGAGATTGCTTTTTGCAACTTTAACATATCGACCAATTCTGCCCTTGATTTCCATGTCATTATTTTTTCTTGTTCATAAATAGTAGAAGGCGGAGTCATCTTCATCGCGAAGTTTAATAAATCTTCATCTTTGTAGCCCTGAATGAATAGATGTATTATAGCAATATTCTTGAATTCAGATATTAATGTTTTTTGAATTCTTTCAACGGTGCGAGCAAATCTTATATCCTCTTGACTCAACGTCGCTTTTGACCCGAGAGATTCCTCATACCCAAGAAAAGCCTTAGGTATTCTTAATGCTGACATTAATTTATTTCTAAGATATTCTACGTCATCTATGGCATTATATTCTAATCCACCCAATGTGTCAATAGATGTTGAGTCATCACCACCGCGAGTTGGAAGATAAAAATCTTCTGTGACGTTTTGCATATTATATCTTAAATTATAATCACCTGTTGTGCTATCAACGAATGGCACTTTTTTAATACCATTCATAATTTTTTCCATGTAAGCATCTATAGCAGATGGTTCTAAATTTCCAACATCGATTTTGAAAACTCTTTTCATCGGAGCGCGCATTATTCTATGAATTAACATAGCATCTTCCATTAGTGTCAATTGTTTCCAAATTCTTCTTCCACCCTCAATCATACTTTTACCGTATGGCAAGAAATTCGAATCTGTTAATAATCTAAAATGTGCTATTTCATAATTTTCATATGTTCCCTGCAACATTGGGCCATCAATTTTATATTTAACATCATAAGGATTATCGGGATTTTCACCCTCAACCCTTGTTATTCCGTATGGAGATAGCGGAATTACTCCAACTATTCCTAATCTTTCTGCTAAATCCAATTTCATCATTGTATCGCCATATTTAACTAAATTTCTTGTCCAATGAAGCACATTAAAATCTAAATTTAATATATCATAAAATAAATTATTTAATATCGATTCTATTTCCTTGTCATCAGATTTTATATTAAGTATTTTTCCATATTCATCCTTGACTGTCGCTTCTTCAGCGTACAAATCTAATGCTGAGTTGATTATTGGATCTTGATCCATCAATTCATATTCTCTGAACAACATCAATCTTTGTGATTGAATAGATAGTGATTGGCGATAACCATAATTCAATGAAGAATATAATCCAACAAACTGTCTATTTAAATAGTTTGTTGCAAGACTACCCATAGCTTGAGTATTATATGTATCTATAACTTTTAATTTTTTGTCACCAACTTTACGTATTATTACGTCATTTGAGAACATTCTCTTAAGTTGTTTGAATATATTTTCGGTAATTTTCATTTTGCCTCTTACAATAATTGTGTTAAATCAAAATTTTCTTCTTTAGAAATTTCCATTCTCCATGGATTGTGCAGACCATCTCGTGTTGATTGATAAATTGCAGGAACCTGATCTACTTTTATATTATCTAAAGCTCTTTTAGTTAATTCTCTTCTTTTAGACGTTAATCTCAAAGCAATATCTTTTACCCACAACATTATACCTATAGGAATTATTAAGTCATCATGATATGCTTTAGAAGCTGGTTGTAATTTTCCGTCTTTCCAAATAAACGTCCACAATTCATTTATTAGTCTTCTTGAATGAACTATTATATCTCTATTCAAAAAAACTTCTTCCATTTTAGATAATATAGCAGAACGACTATGACTACTATTTCCACCACCTGTATAAAATCCCGGTATAGATTTTTTATCTAATCTATTCAAATCATTTCTTATTTTATTGAATTTAGTGTCATCAATAACATTCAAAGCTTTTTGTTCTGTATAATATAAATTTTTATATTTTCTATCTAAAACACGCTGAATTACTGCCCAACCGATTGAGTTATTTTCTACAATCAACAATGCATCATTATATTTTGTACCATATTCAACTAACAAATTTCCAAAATCACCCGTTTGAATTTTGCCCTGATATTCACAAACTTGTGTCAACGAATCCAAATCAAATACGTGAAATGTTGAATAATCTGCACCATCACCTCTTGCTGTATCTGCAATGATTGCATAATTTCTGTTATAATCGGGTTGTTCCCAAATCCATATGTTGTCATCAAAACCGTCTTTTTTTATAGGATCTTTTACATATGTTTGTGTATACCATTCTAATATTTCGCCTGGGATCATTGTTTCGCCGGAACTTAAAAACGATCCGTCACATTCTTGACGAGCAAGTCTTTCACCCAATTCAACATCTTGTAATTCTCTCCATGTTTGATTTCGATCCGGATGCATAGTCCAATGTAATGTTATTGGAAAAAAATTATTTTTACCTTCTTCAGCATTTATAAAAATTTGATGATACCAATTTCCAACACCATTGGGAGTAGATAAAGCTATTATATTACCACCAGTAGAAACTGTTGGTTGTAAAGCTCCCCACAACTCTGTCATATTGGAAATAAATGCCGCCTCATCAATTATAAGTAGTGCTGCAGCTTCTGAACGACCTGACTCACTTGTGCTTGTTCCTGCAAATATTTTTGATCCATTTATATAAACTTGTCCAAGCTTATTGTCCTCGGTGCATCTCTGTTTCATCCAACCTGGAAGATTTGTCCACATCAGTCTAACTTTATCAATTATATTTTTAGCAACATCTTGTTTTGTAGCAATTACTAAAACATATTTATTATCATTAAATGTCATCAACCATAATGCATAAGCAGCACAAAGAGTTGATAGTCCCATTTGACGATTTTTTAATATGACTATTCTTTTATGTTTTAAAAATGCAGCAACAATATTATCTTGAAAATCATATAAAATAAAAGGTATTTTGCCCCTCGTCTGATGGACAATCATACAATATTTTTTAATAAAGTGTATTGGATCTTTAGCACACTTTACATATTCTTCTCGTATTATTTCTTTTATATCTTTTTTAGGTTGCGGAGCCATTGAATTTTTCTCGTAATTCTACTATTTCAATTTCTAATTCTTCAATAACTTTTACTAATTCTTTAAATTTATCTTCTATAAAAATTTTATCTCTCTCATAATTTGGATTTGACCATTTTTCAATTCTACCATCTTCTTTAACAAATTCTTGTTTTTTCTTCAATCCATTTCTCAAATAATCTTCTGTCTCATCTCGTACATCTTTAAAATATGCTAATTGATTTTCTATAGTTTTCCATTTTTCATATTGTTCCCAGTTACCATTTAATCTTATTTGATGCTCATCTTTAATTACACAATCAAAACATTTTCTTCTTAATAAAAAGAATTTTCTGTCTAAATTTTTTGTCATATTGTTGCCACAAATAGGACATTTATTTAATTTAAACATTGCTTTGCTATTTACTCTTGTATATGTTGGTGGCTCATATTCTTTAAATGTTGGCTTTCTCAAATCAGTATTCGCTAATAACTCTTTTATCTTTTGCGGATAAACGTTTCCCATTGGTCGCGCACTCTTGCGACTTGATTTTTTCTTTAATAATTCAACTCGTTCTTCGGGACTCAAGTTTTCTAAATTATATTCTGACATATATGACCTCTTATTTTAACAGTAATAAAATGGTTTCTTCTACTTGTGACACAGAAGAAACAAAAGAAAGACCCGCATCATTTGGGTCTCCCATCATTATTGACATTGCCAATTTATTTTCTAATATTTTTTTTATATTTTTTGCAACTCTCTCCTTTCCCTTTGAATTTAATCTGTCTAATTGATTGAAATTTGAGGGAATATAATGAAATTTACAATAATTATTATCTATTTTTATTATCAATGTAAATTGAATTCCATCCGCATAAACTTTAGTAGCACTAGTATATTCTTTTAATAATGATTTTAATTTCATATGTTTTACCTAAAATTTTTTATAAATTCTAAACTATAAATTCTCAATTCTTCGCCTGTTCTTAAATTTTTTATTCCAAAAAATCCATTTGCCAACTCAGTACCTGTAATTTTAACTCTATCTCCCTTTTCAATATTATAATCTTCTAAATTATGAACTGCGGTAAAAACTTTATTTTTTTCTAAATATTTTTCTTGTAAATCTTCTATCTCGCTCAATATGAGTTCTCCAATATATTTTCGTAATTTATTTTCTTCTTTTAGATATTTAGATATGACTAAATTCTTTTTGCTCTCTGTACCATTAGCTGCGTTATCTGAGAATATTGATTGAATTTTCGTTACTTTCATATATATAAATATTCAAAATGAATAATTTTAACACTTTTACAGTTTTATATTTCATATAACTTTTATATATTATATAAGTAAAAACATTTAATTATTTAAAAGAATGGAGAAAATAAAATGAAAACAGTATTATCAATTTTAACTATAATAATACTTTTAGTAGCTTGTGATAATATAAGTGACAGTAATTCATTTGACAAAATAAATCATATGAGCAAGACGTCAAATAGTGTTGCTCCCTTTCCGTATTTGCAAATATTTAACGAAATAGAATGTTCGTGGAATGTCGACTCAACAAACATAAGTGTGTGCATAGATAAACCAAATATCATTAATCATTCAAATAATTATATGGCGCTTATCGAATATAGTTATGGCAACTTAATATTATATATAGGAGATGTCACAAAGAGATGCTTTACAATACCATATTACGGTGATAACAATATAGACAATATAAAATTATTTGCGATAATAATACATATAAAATGATTTTTTATAAAATCTTTAAATCATCAATTTATCTGTATCCAACTTGAACTGACTCTCATATAAATACGCAAATTGCTCGTATTATAATAAAAATCTCCGTCTAATATATCATCAACCGGCTCAGCAGATAAATTGCCTTGAAATCTACATACAGCCTTCGTCTTATTAGTTAATGAGCCGCTCATTTCAGTATTTCCTTTAACACCAAATGAACCTGTAAATTGATGTGTATCAGTTGAAGTGTTTCCAAAGTGTGTTGAACCTGTAATATTTAATGAACCTGTTATTTTAACATCTGAATTTCTTGAAATACTTCCATCAACACTTGATGTCCATAAAGATGAAGTAATACCATCTGCGTTTGCTGCATATGATGCTGTTAAAGCATAAGATGCTGATGCTATTGAACCTGTTTTCCAATTTAATATTCCACCCTTTGCACCACCAGACCAAATAACATAATTTTGTCCAGATTCTTCTTGTTGCATTGTTGGATTAAATATATTTCCAGTAAGTTCAGAACCACTTACATTTAATGAACCTGTAACTCTCAAATTGTCATCTATGTTGACATCGTTATAGAAATCAGTAGAACCCGTGATCAATATTCCGGGAGGTGATTTGATATCAGTTTTAAAAGTATCACTTGCCACATTTACTCTTGAACCGTAAATATCTATTGTTGTTGCATCGATGTCTAAAGTAGAGCCATTTAATAAAACCGTTGTTCCTTGAGTGCCAAGATTTAAATAACCAAGTCCACCATTATCTTTTAAGTCAATAGTGACCTCACCCGCTTTAGATAACAAAAATACTGAGTGTGTTGTATATGGAAGTATTCTTAGTGTCGACCCACCAGCGTCATATTTAAAAGAAGATGTACCAATTATATTTAAATTATTATTGAATGTTGATACAGCATTTACTAACAATGAGCCGGTCACTATTGTGTCTCCTGTTATATTAACACTTCCAGAAATAAATGCATCATAAGTTGTTGTCGGTATATCGGGCGATGCTAATATTGGATTAACATATAATTGACGTGTTGATATAGTTTTATCTGTGTATAATGAACCTGTAATATTTAATG